CTCAGAAGAGTTTGATGTTGACATGGATACTGATAACGAAGATGAAATGGACATGGATTTTGACATGGACATGGATTCTGAAGAAAGTCCAATAGATTTAACTGACGCTTCTGACGAAGAAATTTTAAAAGTTTTCAAAGCTATGGGTGAAGAAGACGGAATCATCGTTAAAAGAGATGGTGACAATATTCACTTAACTGATAGCGAAACTGATGAAGAGTATTTGGTTAAGCTTGGTGAGTCTGAAGAAGACACAAATTTAGATGAAACTATGTATGTAGATGAAATCGATGAAATGGACGTTGATACAGAAGATGTAATTAACGCTATTTTTAGTAAAGACGGTGACGCTTCAGATATTGAAGTAGACCAAGATGAAGAAGTTATGTACGAAATTGAATTCGAGGAAGAAGACGAAGACGATGACGACATGATGGAACAAGAAGACGATGACGACATGATGGAACAAGAAGACGATGACGACATGATGGAATCAGATGATGATGACATGATGGAAGAAGACGACGACGATGACATGATGGAAGAAGAGGAAGAAGATTTGGACGAATCTTACAACCAAAGAAGAGCTGTTAGAGAAGCGAAATCAACAATTAAACCTAAAGGTGTTGGAATTGGGTCTGGACCAAAATTCACTTATAAAGATAAAGCTAAAGGCGGATTCGATGATAAGAAGAAAGAAGGACCAAAATCAGTTGGTACTGGTAAACCAAAATTCGAATACAAGAAAGGCGAAAATATGGAAGGAAGTTCCAAAGTTGTTAAGGCAGAAACAAAAGAAGGTGCTCACGGAATGAACAAGGGTGATAAATCTAGAACCATGAAAGGTAAAGAAGATTACACTACTAAAAAAGGTGACACTTTAAAAAGAAAAGCTTTCGAAAAGGAAGAAACTAAAGAAGCTGCTAGAACTTATGGATTTGGTTCTAAAGAAGGTAGAGGACTAAGAAAAGGTATTACTAACAATAGAAATTATGTTTACGGTAATAACGGAGTAAAAGTTGAATCTACTAAAGAAGAGGTTAACATGTTGAGAGAAAAGAATGAAGAATACAGAAAAGCGTTAAATATTTTCAGAGAAAAACTTAACGAAGTTGCTATCTTCAACTCAAACTTAGCATATGCAACTAGATTGTTCACTGAACATTCGACTACTAAAAAAGAAAAAATAAATATCTTAAGAAGATTTGACGATGTTGAAACTTTAAGAGAATCTAAAAATCTTTATCAGTCAATTAAAGGTGAATTATCTAAAACTGACACAAAAACAATGAACGAGTCAGTTGGAACAAAATTAAACAAACAAGTTTCAACAGGTTCTTCAACTACACTAATTGAATCAAAAACTTACGAGAATCCTCAATTCATGAGAATGAAAGATTTGATGAGTAAATTAGGGTAATAAATAAATTAATAAAAAACAAAATACATTTTAAAATGGGAGCATTATTAGAATCAGGTCTTGTTGGTAACATCGGGTTAAAACACCTTAAAGTTATCAAAGAAGACACAATCAACAAATGGGACAAATTAGGATTCTTAGAGGGTCTTAAAGGTCACATGAGAGAAAACGTTGCACAACTTTATGAAAACCAAGCATCGTATTTAATTAACGAAGCATCATCTACTTCTGATACAGGAGCATTTGAAACAGTGGTTTTCCCTATCGTTAGACGTGTATTCTCTAAATTATTAGCGAACGACATCGTTTCTGTACAAGCTATGAACTTACCAATTGGTAAATTATTCTACTTCGTACCTAACATTCAGGCTTACCAACCAGGTACTTCTGAGCACTACGCACCTTATGGTTCTCCGAACCAAGCTGCAGGTCAAACACCAAACAGTGGTTATGACTATAACAACACTAAAGACCTTTACGATAGATTCTACGAAGGTAACGAACCAGCTTTAGACCCACCAGGTTTATTTGACTATTCTAAAGGACAATACTCAGCTATTACAACTGAGGTTGGTACTGTAGCTTGGTTAGCTGACCAATTAGTTCCTTCAGCTTATACTGTAGGTAACTATAGAAAAGTTCTTATCATTATGTCAGGTTTTGCATCTGATGGAGCTGGTAAATTAATCGGTCCTGATGGTCAACCAATGGACAACGAAGCTTTCTTATCTGATTTAACAGTTTACGGTTCTGCCGCAAACGTTTACACTTCAGGAAATACAAGCAACGCTTACTTATTCAGAGTTGTAACTCAAAGATACGGTAAAGGTATTGTTCAGTATGGTAACAACAACTCTACATTAGTATTCCCTAACAGTAAAACTGATGGTGGTCAATATGACAACATTTGTGACGCTCAAGGATATATCTATTTAGAGGTTGATTTACAAGTTCCTGCTGAAGTAGGTTCTGGTTCAATGGACGGATATACAGGTTCTACTTTTGAATCTACAGCAGCAGCAAATAACGCTTTTACAGCGACTTACAGAATCTACAAAAACTTAGAGTTTGAAGATAAAATTGGTGAGGTTTCTTTTGACCTTATGTCTGTAACAGTTTCTGTAACTGAAAGAAAATTAAGAGCACAATGGTCTCCAGAAATGGCACAAGACGTTGCAGCTTTCCACAACATCGATGCTGAAGCTGAATTAACAGCTTTATTATCTGAGCAAGTTGCGGCTGAAATCGACCGTGAAATCTTAAGAGATTTACGTAAAGGTGCAGCATGGAACTTACGTTGGGATTACAATGGATGGAAGAGACTGGGTTCTAACGCAGTTCCTTACACTCAAAAAGACTGGAACCAAACGTTAATCACAGCGATTAACCAAATTTCTGCTCAAATCCACAAATCTACATTAAGAGGTGGAGCTAACTGGATTGTTGTTTCTTCTGAAATTTCTGCAATCTTCGATGATTTAGAATATTTCCACGTATCAAACGCAGCTCCTGAGCAAGACCAGTACAACATGGGTATTGAAAGAGTTGGTACTTTAGCAGGTCGTTACCAAGTGTACAGAGACCCTTACTTCCCAGCTAACCAAGTGTTAATGGGTCACAAAGGAACATCTTTGTTAGACACAGGTTACATCTACGCACCGTACGTACCTCTACAATTAACTCCAACAATGTACAATCCATTCAACTTCACTCCAATCAAAGGTATCATGACTAGATACGCTAAGAAAATGGTGAACAACCGTTTCTACGGTAGAATCACAGTTGATGGTGTAAGAACATTTGACTTGAGAGAATTAAGATAATCATTATCTTATATAATACTAAAAAGGGTTCCCAATGGGGACCCTTTTTTTATTTAGGGATATTTATTAATATGATTAAACAAAATTGGAATATAGACACGGAAGAAGTTAAAAGAATATTGATGATGCATGAGACTGCAACAAAGAATCAGTACTTAATAAAAGAACAAATTAAAAAAACTCAGACTATTGCACCAAAAACTTTTGAACTTCCAAGCCAAACTTTTGCTAGTGGATATCATTCTGAAAACGCGTTAAGTCCTAGTCAAAAAACACAGATAACAAATGTCTTAACTCAAATAGCTGCTTATCTAAAACAGTACAAAGGAATCCCTATGGAAATTCAATTAACCACAGGAGAATCTCAACCAACAAATTACGATAAAGAAAATAAGAAAAGTTTAGGAACAGGGGAACTTGCAAATTTAAGAGGACAAACAATTACAAGAATATTAACAGATTTCTTTAACGGATTAATCCAAAAAGGAGAATTACCTTCCATGCCAAAAATTCCACAGTTTAAAACTGAAATAGGAAAAACACCAAAAGGATTAGACCCAAATGACCTAAAATATCAAGCGGAACAATTTATTCGTTTTTCGGTAGTTGCGTCTGGTGAAGTAACAACAGAATGCTTAGTTGGTTTGAAAATACAATTTGTTTATATAAATGAAGAAGAAAGTAAAATACCATGTAGAGGAGGTCACTTTTGTAATGAGGCAGTTTTTGATGTTTATTTAAATAAAATAAAAGTAGGAACTGCTAATTTAAATAATGCAGGGTGTAAAGGAGCAGAATGTAATAGAAGAGCGATTGTTCAAGTTACTCCTGAAATGGTTAATCAAATAGTTAATAGTCCTGAATTTGAGAATAAAAAACAATTGGTGTTATGGTATTCTTGTTTGGCCAATGAGTGTCATGCTTCAATACCTGAAATATA